TATTAATTTCGCAATTGGTGACGAACGTGTTGATCCGGCCACGCAGCGGGGCCAGCGCAACTTCCAATGCCGCGGCGACTTCGCCCACCAGATTTTCGCTATCACATCCGCCGGCGATGTCGGCGTGCTGGTCCCAGACGTCGGTGAGCAGGCTGCACAGGCTCTCCAGGCGCTGCGCGGCGGCAACAAAACGCTCGGCGGGCGTCTCGTTGTGCTCGGCGGCGTAAGGGCTGGCAGAGTGGTTCATGCGGAAATCGTCGGGATAGGGCATCTGAGTTCTCCAGTTATTGAGTTAGGTGGGTGAAGGACGGCTGCGGCTAGGTCTTGGTGCCACGGATCGTGCTGACGGAAACAGTCTGGCCTTCAGCGGTGATCTGAGCCTTGAAGATTGCGATGGCGGCGGGCATCGAGGCGGCGAGGATGGTGCGGCAACCGTCGTCGTTGTCGTTGTCGGTTTCGTAAATGAAGAGATATTCGGTCATCTGAGTTATCCTCTCTGGGGCGTCATTGCCTGGAACCGGTGTAGACCCCGGCTCCGAAAAAGAAAAGAGCCTTTTTGGAATTTCGTGAAAATTATTTTTGGCTCCGTTTCGGGCAGTGCGGTGCCCGGCGCGGGGGGCCTTCGGGCAGGCCGAGCACATCCCACTCGCGGGTGGGGCGGACGTAGGCGACGCGGCCCCCGCGCTCGATCCCATCGGCCATGGTATTGGCTTCCTCGAGGGTGGCGACAGGCGAGCAGCGGTGCCACTCCCCCATCTCGGTGCCGCCCGTGTAGTAGACGACGGTGTAGCTGGTCATCGCTCAGGCCTCCGCTTGCAGGGTGGCGACGAGGGCCTCGGCTTCGCGCTGGGCACGGGCATAGGCGCATTTGTCGGACTTGCCGACGCTCACCGAGCCGCTGTGCCAAACGATCCGGCGCACGCCACGGGCGCGCTTCGAGATCATGGCAGGGCGGCTGCCGGGCTCGATCTCGAGCACTGCGACGTTACGGTAGCGGCCAAACTGCTTGGCTTTGCCAGACACTTTGGCGGTGCTGGTCATGACGATAAATTCGCTGGGGGTGGTCTGGGTCATCTGAGTTATCCTTTCTGGGTTGGGGTGGTGGGGTTAGCGGGCAATGACGCCCGCGTTCACCAAGTCGGCATATTCGTCAACCATCGCCCAATAATCTGCATCGAACAGCTTGGTCGTGGGGTGGTCGGCACCATAGGTGGCCGTCAGGGTCAGCACCGTCAGGCGGCGGTCAGCCAGGATCGCCTTCGCTTCGGCAGCGGTGGTGCAGGAGCGGATGGCGTTGATAGAGAGGTTGGTCATCTGAGTTATCCTTTCTGGGGCTTGATTGCCTGAAATCTGTTTACCAGCAGGCGATAAAAAAGAAAAGTGTTTTTCGACGTTTTTCGAAAAAAAAATTATATGAATTTCGAATGCGCGAATCGAATGCGCGAATCGCGCACTAACTCGCGCATTCGATCCGCAGCACATACGACGCTGGTTGCTGGAGGCGTTCCCGGCACAAGCCGGAACGCCGCAGGCAACGAAGTGTCTAGGACGTCAGTCACAAGAATACATGAAATTCGAATGCGCGGTTTTTTGGATTTCCTATAGGGCGCGCATTCGAATCCGCGCATTCGATTTGGGAAAATAGTGCTAAATTTCTGTTGGGGGCTCTGAAGCGCCAAACGGCCTCGTTTTGGGGCCTACGGTGCCCGGTTCAGGGGCCGGTTTCGGGTTCCGGCGGGGTGAATGCGCGGATTGCATCCGTGTAATTCGCGCATTCGATTTACATGAATTTGATGGGTGATTTGTAAACGGAAACGCCGCCCACCGGGGGGTGGACGGCGCTGCCGGGGAGCTGTCATTGCCGGACACCATGTCCGACGCGATGAGGCTATCATCTGCGCTTGATGCGATGCAAGCGGCTAGGATATGATGAGGCATGCCAGATATTAAAATGATAACTCGACGGAAGGCAGGGCGTGTGCCGGTTCTGGACAGGCCCGATGCTGATTTCGATATTGATCTGATTTGCGACATGATTTCGACGGGCGATTCGCTGACGGCTATTGCCAATCTCATTGGCATTCACCCGGCTAATTTGATCCGCTGGATTGAGAATGATTCGCAACGGTCCGCGCGCGTGCGCGAAGCTAGAGTGAGGTCCGCTAGAATTTGGGATGAAAAGGCTGAGCGCGTTATTGCTGAAGCGCCCGACAAGTTTGAGTTGGATCGAGCGCAGGCTCTCGCTCACCACTATCGCTGGCGCGCGAAGGCCATCGCGCCGCGCGATTACGGCGACAAAGTGACGCAGGAACATACCGGTGTTGGTGGTGGTCCCATCGCCATTGCGGCGGTTGATCTGCGAAACCTGAGCGATGCCGAGTTGGAGAACATGCAGATGCTGATGGCCAAGGCGTCGGGCACGCCGTGACTAAGCCGCTGACCCCAGCTGTCATGCTCGACATGATCCGGCGGGAGAAGGAGCGGCGCGCGGCTGAGCGCAATTTGATGGATTTTACTCGGCAAGTGTTTCACATTGTGGAGCCCGGGCAAGAATTTAGCGAAAACTGGCACTTAAATACAATTTCCGAGCACCTGATGGCTGTTTCAACAGGCGATATTCGGAACCTGCTCATTAACATTCCGCCTGGATGTATGAAATCTCTGCTTACGTCGGTGGCTTGGCCCGCTTGGGAATGGGCTCGTGATCCAACGCTTCGCATCATGGGTGCCAGTTATGGTGTGGATTTAGCTATTCGTGACGCGTCTAAGTGTCGAGATATTATAATCTCTGACTGGTACCGCGAACGGTGGCCAGAAGTTAAAATACGCATGGGTTCCGATCAAAAAACAAAATACGAACTGACATCTGGCGGATGGCGCATGGCCACATCTGTCGGGGGTCGTGCGACAGGTGAACACCCTGATCGTAAAATTGTGGATGATCCTCACAACGCCAAACAGGCTGAAAGTGACGCTGAGCGCGAAGCCGCAATCACATGGTTTGATCGAACACTCTCGACACGCGGGCAGTCGCGCAACGCCAGCACAGTGGTTGTCATGCAGCGACTACACGAGAAGGACGTCACCGGCCACATATTGTCCGACCTAACCGGATACACCCATCTTTGCATCCCAATGGAATTTGACGGTGTCAAGCGTAAATCGGTGTTGGGTTATTACGATCCACGCAAAGAAAAAAACGAACTGCTTTGGCCCGAGATGTTTAGTGATATTTCTGTTACCGAGCTCAAGCAGCTTTTGGGTGCATACGGCACGGCAGGTCAGCTACAGCAAGACCCAACGCCGACAACGGGCGGTATCCTCAAGACATCTGAGATACAGCTATGGCCCGCCGATAAGCCTCTGCCGCAATTTGAATACATTTTGCAATCGTATGATTGTGCATTTACCGAGAAAACATCGGGCGATCCGACGGCCTGCACGGTGTGGGCTGTATTTACGCACCAAGGCCAGCGCAACGTGCTGCTGATCGATGCCTGGGACGAACACCTCAGCTATCCTGACCTGCGCGCGAGGGCCATCAAGGATTGGAGCACCGAGTACGGTGCGACATCGGTCAAGGACGGCCTCCGCCGCCCTCGCAAGCCCGACAGGATACTGGTCGAGGCCAAGGCGTCCGGTCAGTCGTTATTGCAAGACCTGCGGCTTGCGAGGGTGCCAGCCGTTGCCTACAATCCCGGCAATGCCGACAAAATCAGCCGAGCCCATCAGGCAGCCCCGACGCTGGAACTTGGGCTAATGTGGGTGCCAGAGAGCGGCAAAAACCGTGGCCAACCCGTGAGCTGGGCGACGGCGTTCATTAAGCAACTGGCTAGGTTTCCGGTTGCGGCCCATGATGATTATGTGGACTGCACGACTCAAGCTGTGATATTTTTAAAAAATGAGGGGTGGTTTGAATTGCCTCAAGCCCGAGAGCGGGACGAGCCTCAGCAATTTAAGCGGGAGCGGATAAATCCTTACGCAGCATGACAGAAACCGCACATCTTTATCGATTAACTTCGCCTTCGGGTAAGGTGTATATCGGTATAACAAAAAACACACGCAAGCGTTGGTTAGAGCATTCTCATGCCGCTCGCTGCGGGTCCAAATGCGTGCTTCATAAAGCTATTTGTAAATATGGATTTGACAGCTTTAAAAAAGAAATTTTGTTAACATCTACTTTTTCTTATGTAAAAGACTTGGAAGTCAAAGCCATTGCTGCGTATTCAACAATGGTTCCCGCTGGGTATAATATGACCGCAGGTGGCGATGGCACCGTCGGTTATATTTTTACTGACGAAGATAAAATGAAAATTGGATTGGCTCACAAAGGTCGCAAACACTCTGAAGAGTCAAAAAAGCTGCGATCTGAAAAACAAAAAGGCAAAACAATGCCTGACGAAACAAAACAAAAAATTCAGGCGACTCTCAAAGCCACTCCCCGTAAACCGGAATGGGGTGAAAATATTTCAAAAGCAAAAAAGGGGGTCCCTCAAACCGAGGAGGCACGAAAAATTCGCGCCGAAAGCCAAAAACTAAAGTGGGCTGATCCGGAATATAAAACTCGCCAACTTGAGTTGCAGCGTTTAGGAGTTCAGCGGAAGCGTGAAAGGGTTAAATCTGATGCCGCCTAAGAAGCCGATCTGGGACAAGAAGCGCCCCTCCGATCTGGGCGAGAGCAAGGAACTCTCCCCGAAGCGCAAGGCATCGGCCAAGGCCATGGCGAAAGCCGCCGGTCGACCCTATCCGAACATGGTCGACAATATGCGGGCGGCGAAGAAGAAGTGACCAAACC